ATCGCTCGCAGATCGAATTGATCTTCAAGCGCATCAAAGAGCTTATATATGCGAGTACAGACCTCTCAAACTCCGTCAAGAGGGAGGTTGCCAACCCGTACCACGAGATCGAGCTTTTCAACGGCTCATACATCAGGGGTTTTACCTCTGGCTCTAAGACTTCGCAGGGCGCTGGTGCCGTACGTGGGCAGCCTGCGGACATAATAGTCCTCGATGAGGCTGATTACCTTACTACTGATGATGTCAACGCCGTTGTAGCGATATTAAATTCCCGGCCTAACTGCGAACTTTATGCTTCTTCTACTCCTACGGGCCGTCGGGATCACTTCTTTAGATGGTGTCAAAAAGCACCAAACTACCGAGAGTTCCACTTCCCGTCTTATGTGATCCCTCACTGGAACTTAGAACTAGAGGAAGAGCTCAAGGCTTCTTTAACGGAGTCTGGGTATGTCCACGAAATCCTTGCGGAATTTGGCGAGGAAGAAGAAGGTGTCTTCCAGGTTAAGTACAGGGAGGCTGCAGAACAAAACTACTTCTACAGAGAGGTCACGGCAGATCCACAGAAGTACGTTGTTGGTGTAGGGGTAGACTGGAACTCTTCTAGTATTGGTACGGAGATTTATGTTGTCGTCTGGGATAAGACAACCCAGAGATTCCTTGGGGCTAGGGCCCTGACGGTCAGTAGGATCGGCTGGACCCAGCTCAAGGCGATGGAGGAAATCAAAAAGATCAATCGTGAGTGGAACCCGGACTTTATTTATGTAGATGAAGGATATGGGGCGACACAGGTTGAGGTTATGAGGGCATGGTCTCAGGCAGAGGGCATGGTGAAAGGCCTCCATCACCCAGATGGAAAGCTGGGTGAAAGACTCAAGGCGATCAACTTTAGCTCGAAGATTGAGGTCCCTGATCCTCTGACTAAACAGATGGTCAAGAAAGAGATGAAGCCTTACATGGTGGAGAACGCCGTAAGGATGTTCGAGCGAGGCCTGTTTAACTTTCCAAAATCAGACGAGACACTTAAAGACCAGCTTGCTGGCTACATTATCCTACGTAGGACGCAGCTTGGCAAGCCTGTCTTCGGTTGTCGTGAAGAGCGCATTGGGGATCACAGACTTGATGCTATGATGCTTTGCTTCCTCGGTTTCCATGTGGAATTCTCGGATCTTCTCAAGCTACACTTCACTAGCAAGATTGCTTTTGCACAGAACTTAAGAGGACCGAGAAAAGAGAAGACCGAGGAGGGTGACACCATTGTCAGAGATCCACAGGCGGACAGAAAACAACATCCAAGACGAAGACTCATGCCGGAACATCGTAGTGACCTTGTTACCAGTGTAGGCTTTACCTCCAGGCGTGTAGTTGGCAAGGTAACCGACACTAGAAGGCTTTGGAGTTACCCGGGGTTCATGAAGGATCAACCACCTCCTGCCAACCCCAAGAAGAGGACATATAGACGGAAACTCCGACCTTTGAGGAGGAAATTTTAATGCTGAAGCTTTACTATTGGGATGATGCTAACTCTGAGTATATTATGGTTAGCTCTGGCACCATGGAAACCCCTGCAAACGTGACAGCCGGAAGTTTGCGTGGTCAAGATTCCAGGATTACTGAGAAACTCTATCTACGCAACGACGAGGACAACACCCAGTACATAGATATCCAGGTGCAGCCTATCAATATCCCCTCTTCGTGGAAGTTCAAACTAGTAGCCCAGGTTTCTGAGCCCACAGAGGAGGAATTCCTTGCGTTGCCCAATGGCAACATCATGGAGCATGCTGACGTCACGGACAAGAGCTATTATCCTGTCTGGATGGAACTTATTGTCCCACAGGGTACAGCTCCTTCTGTCTTCTCTGAAATCAAATTCAAAATCTCGAGCACACGACAGGTAGTGTAATGGCTCTAGACTTCATATCCAAGATTATAGACTTTACGTCTTCAACCATAGTGAAGCAGAATATAGATAAGCTATATGCACTGCTCTATCCTCTTATGGCCCAGGATTTTAGGCACAAAGAGGATTGCAGGATCGCTATGGGTATCGTGGATACGCATATACATATGCACACCGACAGTACTATCGTCAGCAGTATACAGCTACCTACTCAACCACCTGTAACTCCAGCAGTGGTACAGGATGCCATCGGACTTTCCCTTATAGGCGTAGAAGTGCAATATGGCCTACCAGCCAAGATCAGCGCCGCAACAGTAGTGAAGCCATTCACGGTGACCTAATGACAGGACCAAACTCTACAGATAAATTGTCACATGAAGACAGACGAATCCTTGAGCGCAAGGTAGATCTCGGTATTGACAGGAGAGTCGAAGTAACCTCACAGCCTGTGCCTCAAGATGTGACACCGGACGAAGTGGTGTCCCCTACAGATAGGACTACTAATCTCATTACTGGGTATGGTGACTATGTAGACTATATTAACCAGTTGCTTGCCAAGATTAAAGTCAAGGCACTGGGCTTAAGATATGATGTAGTGTCAGACACAGAGCCTGGCCTGTATGCAGCACTTAACGCACTATGGGAAGGAGGGAAGACACACATCTCCTATAGCGACTATGTTGATGCACTAGAGTTTGAGGCCAGTGTGTCTCAAGAGATTATCTCTAAAGGAGAAGGTGGTGAAACGTCATATTTAGAGCAACTTAGGGGATCTGCTGCGGAAGTATCTGCTGGTTTTGAGGCGAAGCTTCTAGCTGACAACAACCCTCAGGAAGAAGCAGGGGAAGCCCTCCTATCCAGACCTCTGATTGTCGCCAGAACGATGGCAGAGAGTCAGTCTGTTAATCTGCAAAAGTTCGGTTCATCTGAACCTAGAGACGACGAGGAAGATGACGGCACTGTCGAAATCTATGGCAAGGAAGTAATCAACACATTTACCAAAATTGCTGCTGGTGAAGATCCAGCACAGACAATACTGGATGATTGTATCCCGTGTCTAGATCGTGCTCTGGATATGGATCTACAGGCTCCCCTAAATACGTTCCTCGATGATATCGAGGCAGATCTAGATACTCGATGGTCAATCCTACAGAACATCGCAGATTTACTGGACAGTGATGATATATACGAGGATATCTGTGATCTACTTGACTTTTTCTCGTTCCAATGTGTACCTGACCTCGTAGCAATACTTTCATTGCTGCTGTGGTACTACAAGTCGCTGATAGTTTCGTTCTCACTGGACATCAGTGGCTCACTATGGACTCTCCTTGGAATGATTATGGGGCCGTTCTTTTCCACTATGGAGAGTGTCATAGACCAATACATCTCAATGCTAATGGCCCCTGTAGATTGTATCATTGACAGTCTGCTCTACCAGATGTCAAAGATTCCTTCGTTGTCTACTGACTATGAGTTCCTGCTTGGAAGGCAGAAAGAACAAGCAGCCTTTAGAGCTCGGGCAGCTGTAGGAGATACAGAAATTGCAAATATTAATACTAGCATAGACTCGGCACTTAACACCTTGGCGCTTAGAGCAACGCCATGGAAACAGTCACAGGAGACAGGTGCTACCCCGCTAACTCCGGACTACGTACCATCTGACGAAGAGATAGCGGCGGTGCCGGATGTTGAGCAGTATTTAGAAGCGCTAGAAAAAAAGCAGAGAGAGCAGGCAACAGTAGCTGATTATCTTAGAGATACAGAGACTGTTCTTGAGACGGGCCTTGGTGCTATTGGCGGATATCTTATTGAGGCGCGAGATAAGCTAAACAGTTGGTTAGAGTCACTTTTGGAAGACATAAGGGCTTTCTTAGGCGGTACGGGCGATGATTTCACCTTAGCCGTCTCCTATGCTACCACAATAAAGAGACTTGCCCGACTAATAGGCTTTATCAAGGCGCTCATCAAGATGGCTGACGATGGCCTACAGTGTGGTCCAGAAAGAAATCTGTCAGAACCCGATGTACTAGGGTTCCTCCGGAACTATCTAGCTCCGGAGCTTGGAGTTGAAGTCGTCATAGACGACAACAACAACGTCGTAATTGTGCCGCCAGAGACCCCCACCGTCCAGACCACGACCACCCGCGATACAACGGGTGCTGTTGTTGCAGCATCTGGTGAGGCGCCAGCCTTAGAAGAGGGTCGCAGGGGCATCACAGTTACATTGTCAGACTGTATTAACAAGGTTGATATTGCAGACTTGAGGAAAGTTGACGCATGGATCAAAGAAATAAGCAACTAGTGAGACCATCTCCTAGCCCTATCAGGATCTTTGACGCACGCGGTAACCCTGTCTATCTCGGCGACAGAAGTACACCTTCAGCAAAGGCTATGAGGATTGCCAACGTGCCGGCAACGATCAAGAGCCCGGTGTTAGGCTACCGCAACTTCTGGAGTAGAGATTCATTCCAGCCAGGAGAGTATGACTTGGCTGAGATTGGCAGAGCAGCAGATACCGATTCCTACCTAGCTCGTTCTTTTAAGAAAAAGGTAGGTCTTCTTATGAAGGAAGGCTACCGATGGATAGGTAAGAACCCGGCAACGATCAGGTACATCAAGACACGCCTTGCTCAGATAGAGCGGGCAACTATGTATCCGTTCCAGCTACTCATGAGGGAAATAGCGTCAGATCTGATCAAGTATTCCAATGCGTACATCGTGAAGGTGCGTAACAAGAAGGCTTCTGGTGGTAGCGTTCGTCAATCCCCCGGTATAGGTACTCTGAATCCTATAGCCGGGTATTTTCGTGTCCCGCCCGAGACAATGTATTTCAAGAGGGATTTCCAGGGACAAGTGATCGAGTACCAGCAGAAGATTCTTACACCTGTCACATCACCGAAGACTGGTGTATGGCCCAAGTGGAAGCCGCAAGATATGATCCACATCTACCACGACAGGAAGGGTGGATTTTCCGTAGGCACACCTGACACCACACCGGTACTAGATGACGTGCGGGTCCTACGTCGGATGGAAGAAGACGTAGAACTCTTGGTGTACCAGCATCTTTTCCCAATGTACCATTATATGGTAGGTACGGAGAGCTACCCTGCACAAGTTTTCGAAGACGGTAGTACGGAAGTAGATCACATCCAGACACAAGTAGAAGATATGCCCGCTGAGGGTTGTATCGTTACACCAGAGAGGCACGCTATTACAGCTATCGGCGCCCAAGGCAAGGCCCTTAAGGCTGATCCATTCTTGAAGCACTTCAAAGAGAGAGTCTGGGCCGGTTTAGCTATGAGTTCTGTCGACTTTGGTGAAGGTTCTACTGCTAACCGTAATACCGCTGACGCTCTGTCACAAGCACTGATTGACTGTGTGAAGGACTTCCAGGGAGTCCTACAGATCTTCTTTGACTTCTTCGTTATTGGAGAACTGCTTCTTGAGAGCACCTTTACATTTGATGTACTGCAAGATGAGCACAGAGTGCATCTACAGTACAACGAAATCGATGTGGAGCAGAAGATCAAACGTGACTCTAACGCAGTTAACCTGTTTCAGGGTCATTTGGTGACAGAGACAGAAGCTCGAAAGGAGCTTGGTGAAGAACCACTTCTCGATAACCAGCGAGAAGATATGTACTTTGAGATAATCGAGAAGCCACGACTGATCATCCAGGCTCTAGATGAGCCGTTTACACCTGAGGCCAAAGAAGCCCTTGCAGCTAATACTGCTCCGAGTGCTCCCCGGTCTCCTGCTGTGACCTCTCCAAAACCTGGCCGAACTGCAAAGTCAGAGGGCAAATCCCGTGGTGGCAGGGCTGCTGCCAACAAGGTACAGCCAGAGAACCAGCATGGCAAGAAGACCGGTCCTGAGAAGCGCAAGTCTAGTGCTAACCGGCGCCTCATGCAGGTCTTTGATGCATTTAGAGAAGCTGTGTTCGTCTTGCTGTTCCGCGATTTGCTTGAGACTATCCGACTAAATGACCACAGCTGGCGTAGACAGATGGCTCGCCTTGTTGAGGGTGTAATCGTCGGTAAGTACCAGGAAATCGTCAGAGGTTACTTCTACAAGGGCATTCGTCAGGCAGATGCCTTCCGGCATGCGGTGGATCCCATCGCGCGCGTACGTATTAAAGAGGTACAAGAATACGCTACACGGAGGATCAGTTACCTGACTGATAGAGTG